GGGGGGGGCTGTCAAGCTAGCCTAGGGCCTCCTTCCACAAACGTAGGGAAATCTCTCTGACATATTTTGAGTAGTGCTTGGTCACACTTCCTGGGGGTAGCGTAGCATACGTGCGAAAGTGCGTCAAGAGGTCCATGACATTTTCAAATGTTGTGGGACACAGAACCAAAGCCTCCCCGCCCACTCTGAGGTATCGATAGGTCATAGGCAAGGGCACGTGTCTTGCCGTACATTCACACTTTATTAGGTCTCTCATATTACCTTTATGCTTTCAAGATAAGCCTGAATCTCAGGTGGAATTCTATGTTTGGTTGACGGAGCAACAATAACCTGATCCGTATTTTTCAAAACATTACGTGCTGGCTTCCGATAATCAGCGGCCGTCTTTACTTCAATCTCAGGGTTCAGATCGCGTGGCGTGCGATTGATCGCGTTGAATATAGCACCACATGTTGCGTCTGACAAGTCCTTGTAGCCCTGACGAGGGTGGTCAATCTTTCCGTTGGGTAGGAGCATGAGCTGTAGCAATTCTTCACGCAACTTAGACTCGTCCGGGCCTTGCAGGCGGGATTCGTTCATTGTAACCGCCATGTCGACGTACTGATCCTTCTTGATTGACAAAAGGTCGGTACGGATTCCAACGGAGTTGAGATACTTCCTCATATCTTCGGAGCGCCACTGGTCGAATGTAACCAAGCGTAGATTGAATCCCTTAGTCTGCAAGCTGATAATGTAGTCCTGAACCTCAGTAAAGTTGACTTCATTGCCCTTCTTCGGCTCCCAAAAGCGCAAAGCATCTACCTTGACCTTGGGTGCCGCTGGCTTTAACTGACCCGTAACGTCCTTAATCGAAACCCAGCTATCAATGTGGGCCAAGGCCACGGCACAGCGGTCGTGCTTCTGTGCAAGGTCAACGTGAACAAAGTACATTCTATCTGGGTCGGGCTTGAAATGCAACTTGAATTGACCAGCGTCTGCACCCACCTCATTGCCCACGCCATTAGGGTAGTCAAACGCCTCTTCGATACGAGTTCTATCCTTGAAGAAAGCGTCAACAGCGTCGGGTGGCATGCAAGCCAGACGACCCAATGCATCTGAATAGTCATTGACAAACTCAGAAACCTTTTCCTCTAGGGTAACGATAGGGTTTACGTCCCAGCAAGGTCGGCGCAAGGCATAAATCTTTGGAGCCTCATACGCCTCGATGTGGTCCTCTTCCCACTCAATAGCAATCTCATTACCCTCGTAGCCGTCTGGAAGCTCAGGATCAATCTTCATTATCTCCCGGCGCTTGACGACCTGCTTTGCCTTTACAGCACGATCATACAATTGCATCATGTAGTCACCCTTGAAACGAGGGAAAGACAGGCTGATGTACTTACCGTATGTAGCAAAGCGAGAGTTAACTGAGGCTCTGTACATCTTGTACAGACCATCAGCGGTCTTTCCTGTCTCACCCTTGGCTGATTCTAACGCGAAGGCTGCAATCTCGTCAAGAATTACTGCAAAAAGGTTTAGACCCTCGAAGGCTTCTCTTTCGGAGTGACCTGAGTACAGGTTAATGTTCTTTAGAAAGGAAACTTCCCCCTGACGCGCTGGCTCTCTCCCGGCACCGGTCTCATATCTTCCCTCAAACCAAGGAGACAAAGTAATGTAGTTCTTAAGCTTCTTAAAGAATACTCGGTTTGCCTGATCAGAGTTAACAGCAACATTCAATAGGTCAATGTTGTCATTCGATGGCTTGCCATAATATGCTGCCGGGTCCTTTAGGCATAGCAACTGATAAACGATGTAAGTGAATGCCATGGCACTCATTTCGTCCTTACCGCTTCCCTTACCCAACATCAAGATAATTTCGTTATTAGTATACTTGCGATGCCAATTCTGAGCATACTCAGGGCTCTTATGTAGCAGCTCCAAAGTTTCTTTACGATAAATCTGTGTCATGTGCAGTAGGCATTCGCGCTGGATTGGAGACAGTTTCATCTTTCTACCGCCCAAATACATTGGGTCTTGCACAAAGGTATCAATGTCTACTGGAATCTCTTCAAATGGGCCATCATCCAGTACCGCTAGGAAGTCATCAAACCCGCTCATACGTCAACCACCGTAATTGGTTCAACCTTTCCGGTTACGGCTGTCAACCTGCGAGCCACTTCCATCTTGCAGTGATTACATGTAGAAGTTACTTCTCTCAGGATAGCAATTAGCTTCTCCTGCTTTTCTTCAAGTTCCGCCATTTCGTCACCAAGGGCGGCGTCAGAAAGTAATCCTGATTTCTGCAAAGTCTCAACACGCTTTGCCTGAACGTCTGCCAGGTTCTTTAGAGCAGCGTTCTTAATCTTCATTCCATCAATGGAATCAACATTGTCTGCCTCTTGAACCAAGTCCCAGTATTCGGTAATAATCCTATTGTAGTTACCGTCGAATTCGTGAACTACTTCCTGAGCACGCGCCCTTAAAAGCTCATCGTCCTTGGCTACTTCCTTGAACTCTTGAATGTAGTTAAGCACATCCTTGCGCTGCAAGCCGGTGTCTCGTGCAATGGCTGTAGGGTTTCGCCCCTCTAGGTGGAGGGTGACGACCTTATGCATTTCATTGTACCGGGCTTCTTCGGCCAGGATTAGTTCTTTTGCCATGAATTGATCATAATGGTTAAAGTGTCAAAAGTCAAATCTTAGTCAACCAAGATACTCAATCATCCGTGCAAGGACTTCTTTTCGATCATTAACCATGCCCAAAGCTGTATTGCAATTATTGCAAATTATTCCTCTTACGCAATCTTTTTGTCAAATTTTCTACTCGACTAAGAACTGACTTTGACTCGTTCAATTTCTCGCTTGATGTACCATAGAGCCTTTTCAAGGTCCTGAATTTCGTTTGCCTTGTTCTTTAGACCCGCGCGGGCGATGTACTTTACTGCATTGCCCCGATTGAAATTCATCTGCTCCGTTAGCTGAATAATTTCTATACCGTTATAAGCTGTGTAGTGCAAAGGATGATTTACTACGTCCTCTTCCATTACTTGTATGTCTCGCTTTCCTGTACGATGCTGATCTCTTGACCAGTAATGCTGACTAGTACATTTGGTCCCGGCCTTTGGGTGTACACGTTCATTTCACCGGCCTTGGCGTACTTGAATAGCTGGTTATCCCACTGATCTATTATGCCGTCGCGCTCAACTAGATCAAGGAACTTGTCGGCACCTTGCGGAGTCCAGAGCATTGACACCCCGCCATAACGCTGATACGCCCTACACACATGCTTACCCACCATCATAGATTCATCGAACACGTGATCTTGGTCCCTAGGTAAGAACAAGGCGAAGGCGTCAGTGTCTCTTGGAAGCTCGCTCGTAATCGGCCAGAAGATATCATTGAACAAAGGGTGTAGGATTGCGTCATCTTCAAAGGTGACTATTTGCTTACCGGGGTCCATCCACAAAGCATTGAGCACCGTGAGATAGATGCCTAGCTGACCCACCTTAATGTCGTCAGTGTTAATCTCAACGTGGTTTCTTTCAAGATTGTATTTTAGTATCTCTGGATTGCTGCCGTCGATGCCTCGTGTTCCGGAATACTTCCAGTGAAAGCTCTGATCAAGCTGCCTTCTGATTTCATCGGTGTACGCCTTGCGCCGGTCGTCAATGCTAAAGATTGTATAGTTCATTTAATTCCACTCAGGTACTTAATCATATTTTCTAATCTCTCTATGTTGTCTTGGGCGTATCCAAGTGCCATGTTGCAAGAAAAGCAAAGGAGACCCCGGACGCACTTGCCACAAGTAAATTCGCCTGGGCAGCAAGAATGATCGTGGTCTACATGGAATGACTTGGTTGTCTCGGATGCAAGCGTATCACAGGTAGCGCAGGTACCATTTTGAGCCGACAGCATGGTGTCGAACTGCTCTGATGTAATACCGTACCTTCGCTTTAGGTGATAATCTCTCTGCATCTGAGGCGTTCTCTTTTCAGGGTTCTTCTCCCGGTACTCCCGTGCGTATTCAGTTACACACGGCTTGCACCATCTGTGAAGCCCATCCTTATTTGCTTTCGCAGGTCCAAATGCCGAAGTCTCTTTGTCTTGCTTGCACCTTGTACATGTTTTCATATTGACATCTTAAAACGTTTAACGTTAAATGTCAAATTAACGAATGTTAAACTTCTTTAGGTACACGTCTATAATCTGATAGCTAACCTGGCACTGCTTGGCAATTTCATCTATCGTCTTGCCTTGCTTGCGCTGTAGCGTTAGCCACTTCTTGCTGTGATACAGCTTACTCACGAGACCCTGCCATTAGATGTGCATAAGCTTTCTGTAAGTCATCCATCAATTCCTCTATCAACTTGGGATTGCTAAACGAATGACCGGCCCATAGCTGTAGATTTACCCTGGGCTCCTTGCCGTTCCAACCCGTTAGTACAACCGGCGCTGACTTAGCTGGGGTTCCGTTGAGGGGCCTCATAGCATTCCTGACAGTCAATTTTCCTTCCTAACTCCCTTGAATGGCTTACCGCCACGACGGATTCGCTCAAACCGTCCCTGTGATCGTGGTCGAGTGCCCCACATATCGATTACAGCCTTGGCCGTCTCTCTCATTCCTCTCCCCATTGCGCTCTCAGGCATTACTAACCGCCTCTGCTGAGCCTCTAATGAACCTAACGTCCTTGGTTGATTCAGATTCTTCGATGTAAATGCGGGGGCGGTCATCAGTCCAATTCACGTCCCAGGGGCAGGTTCTAATCTTGCCCCCGTCAGCCTGAACAACCCAGGCACCATCCACAAACTTAGTATAGACTTGCTTTAACATTACTTCCTCCTAGTTAGTGTATTGTATGCATAATATGCAATGGCACATGCATCACCAACGTCATCGTCGGTAATGTTCATCTTCGGCCATTTTTCGTTAATGAAATTCATCGTGCGCTGCTTGCGAATCTCTCGCTTCTTAGAAGCATACCACGACGTAGATTTTCCTGGGAAGTCAACTTTTAGCTGAGCTATCTCTGCCCTAGTGAACGGTGGGTTGCCAATTGCACGCTGCCACTCAAGGGGGCTGACGTGTATTACCTTGGCGCGTCCGTGGAGTAGCTGGGCCAGCACGGCACCATAGACCAGGGACAGATCAATCGTCACCCGGACATTCTTGTTGTTCGCAAGAATAGCACCTTCCATTGCGATGAAGTCAACGTCGAACTCGTGCATCAAAGCTCTAACCTTTTGTGATGCGTCCTTAAGACGCTCAAAAACTGTTGATCCTGTGAATAAGACCTTGCCCCACTTGACCGGCTTCCGGTTGTAGAACACACAAAAGGCTAGAGACTTAGTGCTACAGTCAATGCCCAAGACGCGGGATGCCTTGGACTTTTGTAAATCTATGATGCTCACGCTACTCCTACTAGTTGCAATAATTCCATTCTGTTTACCGCTCGCTCCGCAAGGACACAGGACTGGCAAACATTTCCTTCATTATAACGAGACAACGGTGTCAATTTACATTGTTTGCATAGTCTCTTTTTACCGGCCTTGCGGTCCTTCTTTTCGTAATACTGCTGCATGATCTTGGCATTGGTCACAAGCTTGCAGCAATCCTTTGAGCAATACTTCTGATTATGACGGGTGGGGTTAAACTCCTTAGCACAATCTTGATTAGCGCAACTCTTACTTCCAGTTGTTGTTTCCATAATAACCACTTTACACCTCCCCTCGGAGATATGCCGTAGCACTCTCCATGAGAGTCAGGTCATCGTCAAACAATCCTATTGCCTTGTTGCATCTGCCGCAGAGCAGTCCCCGGACAGCTCCGGTCGTGTGGCAATGATCAACGGCTAACGAAATTCTTTCTATGCTTTCTGGTTGCTTGCAAATCTTGCATAAACCCTGCTGGGCCTCATACATAACTTTGTAATCTTCAAGAGTTATGCCATAAGTCTTGATTAAGTTTCGATTCTTTCTGCAATCGGCGCAGTCCCATCGTAATCCATCAGTGGTACGGTATGAAAGAGCGAATTCTGCGGCAGACTTTAAAACCTTACAGTCTCCGCAAACCTTTTCATCTAGCACAACAATGTTAGACTCCCTAAACAATGCCTTTTCAAGATTAACCTCAGAAACGCATTGCTTGCACCTTGTTGCTGGCCTTCCCCTGCTTGTCATGTAGAACTCGTCCCATAACTTATCTTGTTTACATCTATTACATACTTTACTCCTTCCTGTCTGTACCTCTTCAATCATGGCGTTGGGACCTCCATAAGAGGGATTGTAATGTCGCCCTCTTGGTACTGGTCGAAGCAATCTTTTCTCACCGGGCAGTTGCGGCAAATCTTATTGCTTGGTTCCCCGGAATTTCTAGCTCTTGTGAAGGGAATGATAGGAAGCTGCCCATCATCAAATGCCTTCCTTGTTTCTTCAAGCCAGGCAAACACCTTGGTTATTATGGCCTCGTTGGCTTCGTTTAGTTCTACAGGAATCACTAGGTAGCTCTGGTCATTCTTATTGACGTAAAGCAAAAACCCTCTCCTTCTGCCTGTAGCCTTTAAGTAAATCAATAGCTGAATCAGGTGATTGGGTGAGGGCTTGCCACTGGCTTCCTTTAGAATGAAAGTCTCCTGGCGGGTTGTCTTAATCTCGCACACTAGCTCTTCGTCGTTCCAATTTACTACCGCGTCCAAGAATCCTCGGATGGGCGGGTTTGTCATTGT